CATGTAGTATTCCATCGCGTGATTGATGAAAAACGCCGAGTCATTCTGGTAGGTCATGATGAGCGCATATTTTACATTCATCTGTGCAAACGTTTTTCCGTCAAAATACGCTACACCATCTACCAACCGTTTATTAATGGCAGTAGCGGTATTTCCTGAAATGCCATAATTGCGGAAACGGTAATCAGACAACGCTGACAAATTCCCGATATAACTTTTATCTCTCAGCGTAAAGAGACTGTCTGTGTAGCTGTCTCCCAGGATTGCAATAACATCTGAATCGTTAGCACTGAACTCTACAGCCCCATCGCTACCGCCGGACGACGCAGGGTAGACAGTGCCGTCCTCCCGCAGGCCATATGCGATGTTCCCGTCAGGGTCTGTCCAGGCAACGACCCATCCGGGCATCTCCGCTTCAGAGATAACAATCCCGCCTGACGCCAGCTCCGGCGCATCCACCACGCCTGTATCTCGAATGCCAAACGCAACATTCCCCGCAGGGTCGGTTGTGGCCTCAACATATTGGAACGTTTCGGCATCTATACTGGTAGTGCCACCGACAATGAGCTCTGGCACCTCAACACCTCCCCGGTCATTTATCAACAACGCGGCATTCCCGTCCGGATCTGTTATTGCCGCAGAGTAACCAGCAGCAACAAAATCACTGGTGATGAGTTTATTTATTTCTGTGACCGCCTCTAAACTGGAATCTACAGCCGCCTGAGACGGCATTTTCCGGCCAGTTGGCTCCAACGTGCCGGCGTTATTGATTACCTCAATTGCCAGAGCGCTATCATCAGGGCTGCGGTAATACGTGGTGCTTCCCTGAGGGATATTCGCGATATCCGCCTGTGCATCAGCAAGCGTCATATACTGCCGGCTGAGAGGGACCAGGTTCTGCCTGACCTCATCGTTTTTCGCCATCATCTGGCGCCACGAATAGAGTGGATCACCACCACGGTCAGGAACATCAGCGGCTGGCCCATTGACCAGCTTATCTAGACGCTCAGCGTTATCAAGCAGCACAGCGGGAGACGTGCTCCCCAGCTCCGGGTTAAAGGCCATGTTTTTTTGCTCCAAAAAGAGGCTTCGCGCAAACGAGGGTTTGAGCGAAAGAAAAGTTGAAAGGGATTTTTTGGTATTAAGCAGCGTCGCCGGGGTATGTGGCGTCGTCGTACTGGTAGAACGATTCGAGGTATTCTTTAGCGGTGACCTGACAGGTTCCGTCTGACTGCGGAGCGATCTCCTCTACAATGGCGTCGTAGACGTGGCGCGTTGAGCCGCAGAACACCAGGCGGATCGGCTCGATGGTTGCCGACGACAGGTCAACCTTCATCGGGTCATCAAACTCGCTCAGGTGCGGGACTGACAGCTGAAAATCACCCACCCTGCTCGCCACCATCAGCCCGGATGCAGAGCCATCCTGATAGCGGATCAGCACTCGGGGGTTTTCAAAAGACCAGTCCAGCGGCTCCGTAACGGTGAACGTTGTCACGCCACCAGCCGTTGTCATCGCCTCCACCAGACAGGAAATCGTGTTGTTACCAGGAATATCATCCGTGAGCACAATGCGATCGCCCGTGTTGTAGCACAGCGCGTCCAGCTCGGTAGTGGTCTGGAACGTCACCCGCTGCTGCAGGTATTTCATCAGGCGGCGCATCCCGATTTGGTAGGCGTGATCCTGATTCAGTACCCCATCGAGTTTGTAGTTCTCGATTTTCACCGGCGTGGGATTATCAGGCATCCGGCATTTAACGGTCTCCTCCGCCCAGGTAGTCCCGTTGATGTATGTCACGTCGACGCCATCAAAATCATCGTCGGACGGTACGGTAAATCCGCTCTGCAGTTCCTCCACCATCTCATGCGGAGTGATCACGCCAGTCCAGGGCTTAATCCCCTCACGATTGACCGTCGCCAGGCCATCACTCAGCAGAAAACGTGACTTCCCGGCATTGGCTATCTTCTGCAGCATTTCCAGCGCTGAGATACTGTCGCCGGTAGCAAAGTCGAAATACTCGCCGCGTGGCGTCCAGTATGCAGACTCCAGCACATTGATGGTGTCGACATCCATCTCCAGTCCCAGCGAGTTCCCGACATGCAGCAGCGCCCCAGAAATGGTTCTGGCCGTTCCTGAGTCATAGGCCCGCGTGGCCACAACGTTTACGCGGCGGTCTGACTGCGCCGCCAATTTGCCCCCCGTCTCAACGGTCACCGCCATCAGCGACACGCCGGGATAGGATGAAGGGCGCGTCAGCAGTCGCCCGCGCAGCGCATGCCAGTACATACTGTCTCGCGCGTTGTTTGAGCCCTGCTCATTGCGCCGACGGCAGCGAACCTCTACCAGCCCTGGTGAGCTGAGAGTGATCCGCTCAGTGAATCCCAGCCCGTTGACGTTTTTAAGCGCATACTCTCCCTGGTGACTCACCCACCCCGATCCGGAACCGTAGACGCGATACTGAATCTCCCACTCAACATGCCGGAGCCGCTTTTTGCCCTTACTGTCAAAGCCGCAAATACCGTTCGGGAAGGAGAAATTCACCTCGAACGCATCCACCACTTCATTCTCAGGGCATACGAGGAACGGCCCCAGCCAGCTCAGCGTGTCGTTAAGACCAGTGGCCTCATAGTCGATCATCGTCCTGGCGGTGAATCCCGGCCATGATTCATCAACGGCACCGGAAACCAGGCGCGCCACCGTCGCCGTCGTGCCGTCAGCTGACACAATCCGGTACTCATTCCCGCGGTGAGCAAGTGAAAGCCGTTGCCCCCCCTCCGGCATGCCGGAAAAGGCCGTTCCCGTGGCAGAGTTATAGGCGAGTGTCACATTCGCCGTTACCGCCGGGCTGCCGCCGGTTGATGCCGTGCCGGAGGTGTAAACCGGGGCATCACCGAAAACAGCTGCAGGCAGTGAAGAGGACGTGATCGCCCCACCCGCGAACGGACTGGCCGACTCGGTTATCAGTACGGTGCCGCCGTTGTCCTGCGCAACCAGGCCGGAGCCGGTGAGTCCCTCGGTGATGGCCGCCAGCAGTCCCGACATCGAGACGTAGTTAGCAACCAGCGACACCGGGTAGGTAACCCCCTGCCAGGTGATCGTGAACGTGCTGGAGCTGGTCGAAAAATCGTAGGTGGTCGGGGCCGCACTGGCCTGGACTTTTGCCGCACTCCCCCCCGTGCCGGGCACTGCAGCCTGACCGGGGGTATATGACGCGATAAACAGATCGTAATCGACAGAGTTAAACCCCAGCGTCACCGGCATACCTACTACCGGCGCGATCTCCGTCAGCAGCGGGCTTGCGATAACGCTGTATCCAGCCGCCGTGGTGATCTGGTAGTTCGCCGGGGCTTTAAGTTCGACCACGGCGCCAGCGACCCAGCTGGGCGGCAGTGCGTTATCGTTCTCGTCATTATCGTCATCATCATCCGTATCCAGCCCCGTAAACGTCACGCTCGATCCGGAGACGGTCATGCTGTCTGCGATAATGTCGTCTGCGTCCGGCGACGTCTGGGCCATATCCAGCCCGGTGCCGGATGACGTCCCGCCAACTTCGGTGGAGTTGACCCAGTTTTCGCTGCGCTCATCACCGGAAACGTCCGCGCCTGGCGGGTAATGGGTGCTGCTAAATCCAGGTAGCGTTGAAGCTGGCGTACTGCCAACCCTGATATCGCCATTGGTATAAATCAAATCACCGACACCGAGACACAGCAGCATCTGGACGCGCATTTTCGTAGGATCGGCGGCATCAAACCGGGTAACCGGCTGCACCACATAATCAGGGTAGATACGCACCCGGCCAAATACCTCACGAATGGCATCACCGAGTTTTGCGCTGTTTGCTTTAGCGGGGTTCAGGTCGAGGCTTCGACCTGTGGATGATGTATAGCCGCCGGCATCAATGTTACTCATCATGAACAATGAATAAGCCGCAGATGCGACGGCAATGCCCACTCCTATCCAGGCAATTGTCGCGGCCTCAAGCCCGAAAGGCACCGGATAAAGCCGGACATCACTATCAGGGTGGATCACGAAAATAGCCCATTCGCCTGGCGGAATTGACTGCCCATCAACCTCAACGGTCAGCGGTGGGACATCCCGATCCTCGTAGCCTTCAACATTTGCTACCAGCCAGCTGCGAATACTGGTTACACCATGCTCATGCGTTTCGAGAGGTTCACCGGGAAGCCGGGACGGGTAAAAACGAATGGTCATCGCCAGAACTCCACTTTGACAAATCGACGCTTAAACCGCGGCAAGGGCAGAAAGGTGACGTTCGTTCCCGGATTGCATTCCGCCACGTGCAGCAGGCCACCGATACTGACTACGATCCCCACATGGGTGACGGTTGATCCGGAATAACAGGCCACCCCAGCCCCTTCGCAGGGTTCGCAGCGCTCAAGGGTAAGCATCATTCTGCGCGCTTCCCGGTCGAGGCCGCCGTCGTCTTTGGTGACCCCTGCAAAATCGGGCCAGACGGGTAAATTCAGATCGCGGCGTATCTCGTTCACAATGCCGAAACAGTCGAGTTGCGGGTATACGCGCCCGCCCTTCAGCCAGATGACTGAACGGTATTTATCAGGGTTGAACATTGGGATTCCTTAGCTGATATAACGCAGTCCTGGGAAGACAGGTAGCGTGTAGCGGTTACGTGGCCAGGCTGTATCAAGGATATTCATATAACCCGCGGTAATCTGCGCCTCTGTCGCCGTCCAGTAACCAGACTTGATTTTCAGCGTATACGGCACTTCCGCAGGGGCCGCTAAATCCGTGGAAATATAACGCCGGTACGTCAGCAATGCAGACAGACGGTTAGCCAGCGCATTGCGGATCGCCGTGGACACAACACCATCGATATTGCACAAAGCAAATTTGAGGTCCTGCGTGCCGTCCGCATTGCGCGCCGGCAGCGCAATGTCTATCGCACAGGCTGAAAACGTTACGGTATCGCCGTTCTCCGTCGTTGCCGTGATGTTGTCGTAACCCTGGCAAAGGTAGTGAACATCAGAGCCAATGGTGATCTGCAGCGTTTCAATGATCACCTCCGGTCCGCTGCTGGCGTAGAGGCGTTTAATCTGCGTCATGCTTCGGCCACTCCTTATTCAGCGCAATATCCAGCAGTGAGCTGCCGACGATCCATTCCGGGTAATTACCCCATGGGGCAGGAGCAAGGGGGCGTTCCCATAATTCAAGCGTCGCCGTGTACTTCCAGTAAATCGGGGCCACCAGCACCGGTCCCTGATAAATATCTGTGAAGCGGCATTTGTAAAACTTAATGCCTGCCGGCGTCTGCAGCTTCATCATGAACCATGCAGCCCCGTCAGATAACGCATCACGGAACCAGGACTCAAATGCCAGTCCCTGCGCATCGGTTTCCATAAACCAGGTGATGCTGGCCTGCGTCGGCGTGGACGTATAAGCTCGCCTTTGCCGCGCGCGGCCGGTGGTCAACTGTGTTCGTTTTAACGGGCTTACAGGCTGGAATCCGTATCCTTCCTGTAATGGCATCGGAAGACTGTCATGCGGGTAGTAGATATCAGTCATCACTCTAACCCTCTGCCTGGATATTTACTGCGCATTGCCTTACCAACTTTCCCGTCCCCTCTCAACAATTGCGCAGCAACCTGATCCAGGGCTTCCGTTGTCGCTCGCTTCTGCGTTTGAGCCATGGAGAGAGCCATCTGATCAGGTGTCACACCGGGCGGCGTATGGAAATGCTGCTCAATAGGAGCATGGATGGTGGTCTTGCTGCTGTTGTCGCTGTTAACGTTCTGGACACCAGTACCAAACCCTGTACGCCCCAGAGTTGCATCAAGTGGTTGGCCATTTCGAAGTGCCTCAAGCTGAGACACGCCGATCCGGTTCGTTGACGCCTGGTCGAAGACGTACTCACCTTTGTGAACAATACCCGCGGGCTGATACTTACCACCGGGGCCGGTGTAACCGCCGGAGGCGAAGCCAACTCCTGAAACAGCCTGGATATTTGAGACGATACTGGCGGTCTGCGCAGCGATTGAGGCCATAGCGATGATGTTGGCCGGATAAGGCGCGCTAACTGCACCGCTTGCTATAGCCTGCTGGATTTTCACCATTGAGTCCGCGATAGCGAATGCCTTGCTCGCAGCAAAAGCAACCTTGTAGATTGCCGATTGCTCACCAAACCCCGTTCGCATTATGTCGGCGGTACTGTCAAACAAGGACTGCGTGGCCGCAGATATGATGGTGTTTTTCTGAGCCTCGATGACCTGATTTGCATCCGCTGCACGCTGACGAATCGACGTCATTCTGGCCTCACCCTCGGCAGTTATTTCGCCGGCCTTCGCATAAGCTTCCTCCTGAGCTGCCAGCCAGCGCTGGAGCTCCTGCTGCGCCTGGTCATATTCATTGATTTGCCCCTGCATCCCCTCAAAAGTTCCAGAGAGTCGCCCTCCTGTGGGTGTCAGGTTTCCTACAACATTACGAACCGTCGAGGGCAGTTGCATATCGGTGTTTTGATAAATGTCTGCCCGTGTTTTTTCATATTCACCGGGTTTTAGTTGCCCGGTTGCTTTGGCTTTCTCCAGCAGTTCAAGACGGGTTTTAAGCAGATCGTTGGTCCGCTCATCCTTCGTCTTTACCTGTTCCTGCATTTTCCGGTAATCATCCAGGGTTTTTACGGAGTTTTGCAGTGCCTCCTGCTGCTTATACGCCTGGAGGATTTCATCTGAACGGGAAAGGATCGACTTCTGGTCGGCTGTGAGCTGCGTTTTAGACTTGAGGTCAGCAATTTGCTGTTCGAACTTTACCCGCGCCTGGGTTGCGCTGTTAAGCTTGTCACTGGCATCCAGCTGGGACTGCATGGCAGCTGTCTGCTGGTTTATTTGATCAAGCAGCCGGGTTGCCGCGTCCTCGGTATATGCTTTACCCTTTGGCGTCTTGGGTGATTTCGGGTCTTTGTAGCGGTCATTTATTTCAGAATATATTCTGTCATATTCTTCTTGAGTATATTTCCCGCGATACTTGGATAGCTCAGCCAACTCTTTAGCACGTTGCTGCTGCCGTGTCTGATATTTCTGAGAAAAGGCATCAGCCTTCTGCTGTAGTTTTATCCCTTCCTGCTGTTTTTTAAGGTATGGGTCATAGGATTCATTAATGGCGTCCTGAGCCATTTTCTCGGACTGCAATGAAGCTAGTCGCGCTTTAGCAGCATCGACCCCCTTTTGAAGCATGGAAAGGTCGCTAGACTTCCATGCTCCATATGGCCCAGCATATTTTGATTGTCCGGCACTTAAATCAGAAAGTGACTTTTGCGCCCTACCCAGTTCGTCCTGAGCTTCTGCTATTTTTTGCTCTATAGATTTTTCACGACCTATATCAAGCATGGCATCCCAGGCACCTTTCGCGGCATCACCCAACCATTTCCATGCCTGCTCCAGTGATCCGAGGTTACCCTGAATCTGGTCAGCACGCTGCTTCATAGTCGCAGCATACGTCTCTGTTGCCAGTCTCGCAGCCTCTTGCTGATTACCCTCGTCCTGCAACGCCTTAATCTGGTTGTAAGTTGCCAGAGTCAGGAAGTGATATTTGTCGTTCAGTTCTCCGATAGCGGCTACCGGGTTTTGTGCGATTTTCTCGAAGTCTGCCACCATGCTATCGATAGATTCATCGGTCGCATCGTTCATTGCGACAACGGCCTCTGTGACAGTCTGCATTGAACCTGTAGCGATTTTACCACCAGAGACAACACGGTTTAGTGCCTGAGCGGCGGCGGCTGTGGTATTCCCTGTATTATCTGCGACCGATCTCGCCATGTCTGCCAATTGCCCGGTGGTTACCCCGGCAATATTCCCGGTCAGAACAAGGGACTTATTGAACTCCTGTTGCTCCTGGCTGCCTTTGTACCAGGCATATGTGAGAGTACCCACAACTGCGACAAGAGCGCCGATCCCGATAGTCATGGGATTCAGAAATCCAGTCAGTTTTTTGGCATTCTCTGCATTTTCAGACAATGAGTTAGCGTTAGCTGACAGGGAATCGCTTGATTCATCGGCGGCATCTCCGGCCCCCAGCAACTGCTGTTTTATGATCTCGAACAGATTACCCCAGCCGCCAAACGAATCAGCGATCTGCGAACCCTGTTGCATGAAGATAGTGAACAAAGGCATACCACCAGCCAGGCCAACAGCAATATCATTCAACTGCGCGGGGAGTAACCGCATGGCATTTTTATACTGCCCTGCCGAGATGGCCCCATACCGCATTTCATTGCTGACCTGATTGAGCCCTTTCTCCGTCAAATCCAGCTTATTTGAAAGCTCTGCGTGGTATTCAGGCGTAAGCAGCCCGGCATCTTTGGCTGCCGACAGTTCAGCTCGCTGTTTCTTGATTTTATCTAACGCAGCTGAGAAAGGGTCAAGTTGGCCAACTAACCGCTGCAACGAAGCACGCTGCTCTTCCTGAGCCTTTACTGCCTCACGTTCTGCCTGCGCTTCTCCGTTCAACTCACGGCGGGCTTCGGCAATTTTGGCACTGTAGGCATCATACTGCTGGATACTAAGCGCACCACTATACGTATATTCGAAAATTTGCCGCTGCTGCTCGTCAAGAGCCTGTAATGCGTGGGTTACGGGATCAAGGCGAGCCTGTAATTGCGTGAGAATTCGCTCTTGCTGCGCCTGTTGCGCTGCTGAATCCTGAGCAGCTTTCGCAGCTTCTCTCTGGGCCTGCGTATACCCAGTCAATTCATCCTGAGCAGACTGAAGACGATTGCGGGTTTGATCAATGATGGAACTGTAGTGGCTGAATTCCTCAGCCCCCAGCACACCAGATAGATTTGCCTTTTTCAGCCGCTCCATTGCTTTATCCAGCTCATCAAACGCCTTTGATGTAGGATCCAGCTTATCCAGTAATTTTTCTATTTCTTCCCGCTGCGACCTTGTTGACTTCGCATTTTCGATAGCGTGTTTTGGTCCAACCTTAAGATGTGAGTTCAGATCTTTAGTAGCTGCGGAAAGATTATCCGTTGCGAACTCAGCTTTTTCACCCTCTGCTGTTATTTTGTTTAGAGCACTGGCTAAACTATCCGCATTCTTTTCTGCTCCGGTGCTATCGAGGATAATAGCGAGGCGGGATGTTTGTTCAGTCATTACCTATCTCCGGGCAATAAAAAACCCGCCGATTAAGCGGGTTTGGAAATGTTTAAACAATGATATTCTATAGCTACCAGCAACTCTTTCTCCACCTCAAAGCAGCATCATAGCCTTGCGCCATATATGCGGATACCATCTCTATCAGCATGAAATATCATTGCCACTGCCTAACTTAAGATAAATCAACTTCCTCAGAAAGGTTTATGTTCACTGCCGGGACTTTTTATCTTGCTCATACTCAGATGCTATATGCTCGTAAGTTATCTTGGCATTGAGACATTGCTTGGATGTATCGCCGTCCCTAAGGCATTCACCATGATATCTAGCAATATTCGATGCCATACTAATTGCTGATATAAACATAGATTCACATGCCTTATTTCCATTGCACGCTTGAGATTTCATGCTATCCAAAAGCTGCACTTCCTCAATCTGAGCAAAAGAATAAGTACAATAAAAAGACAATACCAATCCTACAATAATTGCTTTCATACTCCTCCCCTCCCATAAGCAAAAAGCCACCCGAAGGTGGCCTTATCAATCAGCTTGCGTTCTCGCAACCCGGCAGGCTGCGGTCAATCACAAGATTCCCCTCAACACGCAGACCAATCTTACCGAACAGGAAGGAATGGTTAAGTTGAGTGACAACTACGTCAGACAGACCAACTGCACAGCGATCTTTTTCAATCGCTCGATCAGCGGCTGTTTTAACGTTCGGGATGCCAAGAGGGAAGATGATAACCGGATAGCTATCTTCTGCTGTTACACGTTTCCCTTTATAGAACTTACCCCCATTGAGGTTGTAATTTTTAGTACTCGCCACAGTCAAATCTGCAACACGTACTGTACAACCAGAAAGTAACAGCGCTCCAAGCGCCAAAGCGATGACTTTTTTCATTATATGTTTCCTTTGATTGCAATCGGAAACATCCTATCATCGACTTTCAGGAGCATGGACCACCATTAATGGTAGGTCAGTTGCTTCCTTTCTTATCTGCTGCACGTTTCTGTGCCTCTGCCCACTCATCTCTCCAGGCATCATCAAGGGCCAGTATCGCTGCGTCAAACTCAATGCGGTCGATCAGGATGGTTCTCGATGCCAGGTAAAGCTCAATATCGTTCAGGGATAGAGGGAGCGGCACTCCGGCCATGCCGGCATACTTCCTGCCGCGGGATATCATGGCGTAAGCGTTGAGGATCTCCCCAGTGACTGCATCGATTTCAGGCTCCGGAATGGGCGGGAGATTTAGTTTCTCCCTGCGCCACTTTGCTTTCTCGCCCTGCTCGCCGGCGAAGTCCTTTAGCCACTTTTGGGCTTCTATGGCTTTTTTACGGTTTCCTGAGTCTGCTGCTCCTTACCCTGAGCAATGCTTGCGGCCTCGGCCAGTATCAGCCAGTACAAATCCGGGTACTGTTTCAGCATGGCGATCCCGAGCTCTGGGGTATAGTCGAGAGCAACCTCTGAGCCATCCACCAACTGGCCCACCCCCTCCCAGCCTTTCAACAGGAACCGGGCGACGTTATCGATCAGCAGGTCATCAACGGAGTCGATATCGCCCACGCTGGCGAGATTGAATTCTTTGGTACCTACCTTATAACCTGCGTCCATCTTATCGATGTGGCGGCGCACCAGCGCGTTACGGGAGCGATATTGCGGATTCTCGCTGCTAGCCACCAGCAGGCGAAGTTTAAACAGCGACTCTTCTTCCGCCGAGAATTGCCTTTCGCTGTCTTCTGGCTTTTTGTAGGGGGAAAACCAGCGTTCACCATTTAAATCAATTTTCGGGGTAACAATCAGCATAATAACTCCATAATGAAGCCCGAACCGCGATGCTCAGCAGAACGGGCCAGGTAAATTAAGGCGCGGTAACGATGATTTCAGACGTTGCCGTAAAGGTGCGGGCCTTACCGGTGATGGCTGCAGTACCGGCTGCGTTACGTGTGACTTTCGCTGTTTTCTGCCCGGTAGAAACCACGCTGGCGATAGTCGGATCCGATGACGTCCACTGGACGGTATCAGTTGAATCAGCTGGCGTAAGCGTGGCGGTTAACGTCACTGTAGATCCCACGGCCCCAGTTGAAGTGGCTGGCGCAACACTGATTGCCGTCGCCGGCACTTTGGGGACGCGGGTAATAGTTGGCGGAGTATTGGCCGCAGTGATATCCAGCTGAACCTGAACAATGTCAGTGCTCCCCGCATCCGGCCAGTCGCCGGAGATCTGCACTTCCGGGAAATCGAAGGTATAGGCGCCTTCAGCATTCTCCAGCGTGAAGCTAAACGGCACCGTTTCGCCGGTGAACGTTTTTTTGTAAACCTCCCAGGCAGCCTTTGACCATGACAGCGTGATTTGACCTGACGGGGTAAAGGTTGTCGGAATGTTTGCGCCGGCGAATGCCGAACCGGTACCAATGCAGCGCTGAGTCTGCATATTGTTGTTGAACTGGATGTTGAAGGTGTCGACGCAGAAACCTGTCCCGCCATCAACACCATTTAGCCGGATGTTCGTGACCTCTTTAAAGGAGTAACGCAGCGCCCCCGCTAAATCCACCGGCGCGGTGAAATAGCTGGTATCGTCCCCCTTCGTCTCCCAGTCCAGCCCTGCAAACGTAATGGTTGCAGTGATATCACCATCGGCCGGGATTTCCATCTGGAAGGTGCCAACCTGGCAACCGCGGGCAATCTGGGCGATCCCCACATCACTGGCAAAAGTCGCCACGGAGAACGTAATGCGACCATTACCCATCGTTAGCACGTTATTTAGCCATTCGGAACCGAAGCAGCTGGCAAGAAAATCATCATGCTGGTTCCAGCGAAACCGCGTGCCGACATCGCCGCCGACATCCACTGTGCCGCGTGAAACACCTTGCGCCATGCGGTCACCAGCGATTTCGTCATTGTCGTTGGTGTTCTGCGTTGGTTTCAGACCAAATGAAGAACGACGCAGCAGGTTCCACGCCCCTGCTGTAGGCGTGATTCCTGGCGTTGTCTCGCGAATAAACGCGGCTACTACTTTTGCACCTGAGCTCACAGGAGCCTCCTGTTTTTTGTGCGCTACAGAGCGCGATAAGGAATTTGAAGATTGAGCTGTAACCAGCCATCGGTCTCACCCGCCGGCACAGCAGAAACAGCGAAATAACTCAGCTTTCCGTCATCCTTAAACTCGAATAGCTCCGTTAGCTGATCGGCCGTTCGGGAGATAAGCAACGTCCCGGAACCGACCGGAACAAAAAGCTGAATGATGAGTAAGCCCGTCCTGTGGACTACCGGCCCGTCCCCGATCTCGGTTGCGCCAGCCTGCCCAGCAATGTTGGTTAGTCGGGCCCAGATATCGCGGTTACTGGGGTCAAATACCGGGCCATTGGGATAATCCACCGCATCAGAGGCAATAGCGGTCTGTGCCGCCATTCGGGAAATGACAGCGTTTCTGATTTCTGTAAGGGTCATTTGTAGGCCTGAATAACACCATTAAACGAGACGGCATAGACGCCTGTCGGCGCCTGTGTTGAGTGGCCATTCTCCAGAGGCACGGAGTAAGGCAGGTTCGACTGGATGTAAATCACCGAGTAGGCTGGCGCCTGGTCAATGATATTTTTGCCATTAAGAAACGTCATTGTCCCGCGCGGATCCGGTTCGGTCGGGACGGAATGATTAGGTTCGCCGATGCTGACGAAATGCGATGCCCTGAAGGTTCCTGCGCGATACTCAGCCGGCCGCCTGATATCCATGCTGTCATTAACACGGACTTTCTTTCTGAGACGGCCTGTCTTTGTCAGGTTGGCAGGATCGGCATAAAGAGATTCGTTCCATTCCCCAACAGCTTTGTTGTACTGAACCGCGGTCGCGTTAATGGCCCACAGCTCCGGGTTTCCTACCGGCGACCGCTGAACGATTTCATTCAGCAGCTGAATGGCGATTGTCCGCTGGCGTAGTTTGACATCTTCTGCCACCAGCCCGGCGAATGCCGCCGGGTCAATGTTCCAGCCCTTAGCCATATCACGCCCTCCGCAGTTGAATGGAGTACGCAGCGCCAGCAGAGTCGGCAGAAGCGGTGATGATCTCGTAGCGCTGAAGCTCACCCGTAACCGGATCCGGTGCGGTGATGATATGCCCGACGGCCGGCTTATCAGTCACCTCGTTAACCAGTGCGGTTAGCTTCACATCACCATGCAGAATGTTAACGCCATCGATACGGCGCAGCTTATAGCGCGCCAGTACTCCACGCCCCGAGTAAGTCACCTGCGTTTCAGTGCCGGTTTCCGTCACCGGGTCCCAGGCACCCCGAACGGTATATGACCCAGTGAAATCCTTAACGGCATCCTGCAGGTCGGTATCGAATGCCGCGGCGACTTCGGTTTGCAGCTCGTCACGAATGCCCATATCACCCCCTCACCAGCCGCACCTGTGACTGACTAACGCCATAGGGCTTAAGCATGGCCAGCGCCAGCTGCAGGTCAGAATCAAGCAATGCAGAGCTGTTGGTAGCGAGTTCTGCGAAGGTCTTTGAAACAGAAACATTGTCAGCGTCAACCGTCTTACTCAGCAATACCCCCGAATCAGTTTTCTGCTGATACAGCCCGCCATTTGCCGCCGACAGCGCCGCATAGGCGCCAGCCTGTTTCACATCGTCAGGAATGATGGTTTCGTGAGTTGCATTATCGCAAGGCAGTTTCAGGTTAAGTCCATTCATCCAGGTATTAGCCATCAGCACAGATTTGGCTTTTTTGCTTTCATCTGTCCAGGTGGCACCGAGAATCGAATTGACATCTTCAACGGTGATGAAAGTGATCATGCATCACTCCATTTCTTTCCAGCCGTGCGCCTTCCAGTTCTCCACTTCATCAGGGTGAACGTTGGCGGTATTGGGGCCGCCGGGGAATGCCGGGAAATCGGTAATCATCGCCACCAGCTGCTGTTCCTGCTGTTCCTGCTGTTCCTGCTGTTCCTGCTGTTCCTGCTGTTCCTGCTGTTCCTGCTGTTCAGGATCATTGGCATCAACCTGCGCGGCCGCAAGTTTTGCTGCAGCACGTTCAGCACGCTGCTCTTTGGTTAATCCGGCCATAAGCCCTCCACTAAAAAAAGGGGCCGAAGCCCCTCGTGGTTGATGGTTTTCAGCCAGCAATAATGACGCTGTGACGCGGAACTGGCGCAGCGACACCCCATGCCAGACCAACTTCATAACGGATTTGGCGATACTGGCGGTACAGTGCCACCTGGAAGGTAATGCCTGATACCGGGTCGGTAACGTTCATCACATCATCCGCAGTATCCCCACCTTGCGGCATTGCCGGGGTGCGAGATGCCAACAGCAGCGCATTACGGTCAAACGCCATATTCGCCACATAACCTGCACCACGGGTAATAGCGGTGTTATCTGCCAAATCCTGACGCAGACCAGGCTGAGCAAGGGTGATAGTACTTGCGGTCGCAGCTGCAACTACATACTTGTTGTCGTCGCCAGCAAAACTCACCACATCGCCAGCGGTGAAAGACCCTGTGCCAGTATCAATGGCAATGATACGATCGCCTTCAGCTTTTGCTCCATTCACCAGGTAGCCTGCGGCAGCCGAGGCCGTGTGAGTTTTAACGCCGGCGGAGTTATGGATATTAAAGCCTTCCAGGCGACCCAGCGTGCCTTCACGCAGCAGTTGTTCCGTCCCGGCTTCGTTCACCTTAAACAACACTGACTGTTTGCCGCGCAGGTTTGCGATGGCAGCCGATCCGAGAACCATCTGGAGATCGGTAGTCGGTGAGCCGTTGTCCTCCAGCACTTTACGGGCCAGCGCGGCATCACTGAGGTCTTCCTTGATACCGAACGGCGTAGTACCCGGCGTGCCAACCTGACGCGATGCGTTGAAGTACAGCGCCCCCAGATCTGCGTCAACTTCGTTCGCCAGTGCGCGGAATGCCTGCTTGAACTGGTCAGCAAGGATGGTGTTGTAAGTACCAGCCGGACCGAGGGCCAGTTGCTCTTCACCATTCCATTTGACCGGAGCCATTTTGGATTTAGTGATTTTGACATCAACGGTACCGATGTTCTGATCACCCGTGTTAGGAGCCGAAGGGCCCGGCACGATGTCTTCAGTTACTGCTACCGGGGCAACTGGTGCGGTAACCGTCTGGTCTTTTGCTGCGGCATCTGCTTTGGTGTTACGGGCGACGGCAGGAATAAAACCTACCTGCTCACGGGAAACAACATCCAGAGCGGTATAGATAGTCGGGATAAGGTTTGTAAGTGTATTCACTTGAATTTCCTTTGATTTAAATGAATTAATGGATGCTCTATCCAGAGCTTGCGCCGCACCTCATCCAAGGATAAGCTAGGGTTCACACCTGTAATTAATGGTAATCAAAATTGAAAAAATGCCTGGTTGATGGATGTGAACGCGATGCGGGGGCAACAGCGCATGGCAAAAATGGTTACTGCTCTGCGCATTACCAACGCATCAGAATTCATGGCGATGCGATGACCTACAAAAAGATCGCAAAACCCTTTAAGTTCAAAAAATGTCTGGTTGAAGACTGCGAAAGAAGCGCGAATCGTATTAATGGCGGCAAGCGTGGGTATTGCTCAATGCACTACCTCCGAGTTAAGCGATCAGGCGACCCATTAGTCGTGAAACAACCGCCATCTCCCGCAAAAGACTTCATTGAGACATTCAAAGATTATGGTTCTGATGAGTGCCTAATCTGGCCTTTCCATCGAGATAAAAAAGATGGGTACGGGCGTATTCATGAATCAGGAACTGAAAAGCTGTTAACAGCATCAAGAGCAATGTGTATTGCTGCGCATGGCGAACCACCAACTGAACGACACGAATCAGCTCATACCTGCGGAAAAGGCCATGAGGGATGCGTAAACCCCAGACATCTCTACTGGGCAACACCAGAAGAAAACCAGGGCGACCGAGTCCTACACGGCACATCAAATAGAGGCGAGGCTCAATGGAATCACAAACTCACAGTTGAGCAGGTGCGGGAGATCCGGCTTCTACTGGACTCCCATACCCTGCGTGAACTGGCTGATTTGTATTCTGTTTCCACCAGAGCCATCCACAGCATCAAAACGCACAAAACATGGGCCTGGCTTGATTAATCAACGATGGTGACACCGTCTTTTAGGGCATTCTGTTTGCCAGCTATATCCAGCGAGTCGAATGCATCACGCTTCATGGTTTTCTGCCCTGCCTGATGCTGAGACTGGCGAGAGCCGCCCCCCTGGTTGCCGCTGGCCTTCAGAATGTGATCTTTCTGTGGGTACTGCTCCACCAGGAACTCCAGCGCTTCATCAAACGAGGCCAGCTCGCCCGGCTTCGAGCGGGAGTAAATTTTGTTGCCTGTGCCGTCATAGGCGACAACTTTACCCTCTTCGACCTTAAACGACTGACCGAAGCGGGCCTGAAGCAGATCGGCAGGGATGGCGATTTTATCGGTGATAAATTTGGAACCGGTGAAGCTACCGCCGATCATCGAATCGTACAGTTGACTTTCCAGCGTTTTATTTTTGTTGTTGGCCTCATCCAGTTGTGCCTGGAATGATTTGGTGATATCCGCTTTCACCTGGTCAACAGCACCCGCGTCGATCAGTTTTTTCTGGTCGATTTTGGTCATCATATCCAGCGCTTCGAGTGCCTTCGCCGGGTCACCGATTTTGGCGAATTTCGCCAGGCTTGCTTCAGCTGCTTCTTTGGCTTCACGATGAGATTTCGCCTCACCGTTCAGAGAAGAGATTTTTCCAACGGCCTGCACAGCATCGAAGCCGATCTCTTTGCCGTCGTCATGTACATAAACGGGAAGACCGTTCGCATCAACTTCTGCATAGCTCTTGCCGTTTACTTCAACTGTTTTCAGTTTCATGTGGTTACCTTTTTGTGGGCCATCCGACCGTTGCGCCGCTCACCATCCGGATCACGGCAATAAAAAAGGCCGCCCGGAGGCAGCCTGTTGTGAAATTTAGATAATAAAAAAGGCCGCCTTAGCGACCTTGATAGTGGTATTCGTAGTGATGCAGTTTCCCGTCTATTACTATCCTTTCTAGCGTATATATCAGAATATCCTGTTCGAGATCACAGGCATCAAATCCGTTATTAAACAATGGGGATGCATCAGAAACAGGCTGAGGAAATTGCACTCGTTCTAATGGCACTCCGTAGTTATCCGTGTGAAGGGATACGGACTCACCATCTCGAGGCCCACCTTTTAAGAAAATCTTCATGCTAAAGGTCTCCTGAGCGATCATAAGCAAGTGTGGTGGCCGGTGCTGCCACGGCATTCTGATTCTTCAGAACGGCGGGGACTCACCGAGGTGAGTCTGGTTTCCGGCTTGCCCGTTTCTCACGGGACGCTTTGGCGCGCAGGTCAGCATCCTGCATTCACCACGAATTTACTCTATCACACTCTGGCATCCTTAAACGCCTGCGCGTCACGGTTGCGCAATTGGTCAAGCGTCAGCCACTCGCCCCTGTCGTTGTAGAACTCATCTGGAGACATGCCGCCATCACGAATCAGCCTGGCGCGCGTTTCTCCGACAATCTCAGCTTGTCGCGTGAACGACTGCCGGGAGAACCAGTCCTGGTAATTTGTGTCAGCCGGAACCTGTCCATCCATGCTGGCACGCGAGCTGTCCTTGATTTCGCCGACTTTGATACCCAATTCCTCGGACGATTTCAGGATGTAAGTTTCGGTGCTCCGACAGCAAAAGTGGATTTTCCCGGGTCCCTGCAGATACGGCACCTTATGGCCGATAGGCTTGTTATCCAGGGTGTACTTGAGGCGATCGCGAATACGACAGTCTTTTGACGTTTTATTGTCGAGTGTGGACAGCCACTGTTTCCCCTTCAGGATGTCGTCGTTAGCATCCGCAAAGCTCTTTCGCGCCGTTGCCGCAAGATGCCCTACAGCTGTTTTGGCAATGCTGCCGGCGTTGACCCTGCTCATCTGCAACGCGCCATCCTGATAACCACGGTTAGCGTGTCCGCGTACCTTGCGGGCTATCTGCTCATGCGTATCACCCAGCAGAAATCCCTGCCGCACCGTATTGCTGATACGCGCCATGCGATCGGCTTCAAGGTTATCAGCCCACTCACTGAGCAGGCGCCCCTGAAATGGCTGCGCCATCGCCGCGGCATACACTGCATCCGGTGAAATACCCACCAGCGGGTGAAGCGATAACACATCATCGGGGATCGCAAACTGGAACAGGCTCAGCTGAAATCCTGCTTCGTGCTGAGCGAGTTGCTGCAGTTCATCAGATAGTCCGGCGTACATTGACTGCACAGCCTCGCGATTGAGAGCCCTGACACTACTGAGCAGCGCTTCCAGTCGCGAGACGGTAAAGCTGTCCGCATCCAGGCTATCCATCGCCACCAGCAATCTGGCGGTCAGCTCAGCGTCGCTGTCATTCAGGACCTTTATCATCCTGTTTGCAACGCTGGTGCTGTACCGCGCTATCCATATCGCATGCGCTATCGATTCATCCTGAAGCTTGTCATTCGCCGTTGCCATTTGCACCACCCGGGTTACTCAGTCCGCCGGCCAATGTGACCTGCTGATTTCGCAGCTCGTCGATTACCTCTTCGGGCTTCGCATCCGGATCGATAAATTTCAGAGCCTGCAAAACGCGAACAGCATCGACCTGACGTATATCACCACCCTGACGGAGCGACTGAACAGCTGTTGCAGCTGCGGCATCAAACGTCTGGGCTGAAACATCCAGTTCGGTACGTACATCGACATTGCCACCCTCTTTCTCGCCCAGCCATTCCGCCATAATTTGCAGGATATTATCGAGCGCATCCTCAAGCGAGCTTGCCATGGTGTAGAGAGGTGAATTCTCCTGCATCCGCTCTTCGTGAGTCTGGTCTAAGGATTTAGTCGATGTGTTTTCCGCGCGCAGCAGTTTTGCGCCGGCCTGACGCATCTGGTTTTCCAGATCCTCAAGGGAAATCTTACCGGCTTCAATCGCAGCCCCGGTATGCTCGACATATTCCAGTCCCTGCCGCTGTCGGTCATCGAAACGAGTCGCAGAGGAAGAACCTATCGTCAACGTTTCGCCATCAGCCAGACCGTAAGCCACCAGCAACGGCACGCGAGCGACATGAAGAATGTTGTCCTGTTCACTCTGACTCTGCCAGTGCTTGATATTCAGTAAGGCGAGATTAAGCAGTGGCGGTGAACCGCGCATAAAGCCTGTGCGTTTCGTGTAAAGCGTCACCAGGGGAATATCATCGCGACTGGTTTCCCACTCGTCGTGAATCTGCCACTGGCTTTCGCCGTTATCACCTTTATTTCGGCGATAAATTTCAACCCTGCCCGGCATGATATGGCGTATTTGCTCAACTTTCGTTTGCCCGTAATCGTCGCCATCAATAATGATGACCTCTCTGATACGCAGATCGGTCAGCATCACTTTCCCTTTAACCACTTTCGATTTCCAGCCGATGACCTGGCGAGGATTTAACATCGTGGCATACGGGCGGGATCCCGCGGCTTTTTCGTCGGCTTTAGTTTTTACTGCCTCCCGGTCAATTTTCGGGAAATCCACCAGCGCATGTACCAGGCCATACTGGAATCCGATGCTGAAAAATTGCTGCGCCCAGACATCGAGCCGGTTTCCTTCCATATCAATATCCGGCGACAGCTCCCGTATTTGTTCAGGAGAATCCTCACTCAATACCGTCGGCTCAGCAAACACTCGCCCGATGTTTTGTTTAATGGCCTCTTCATAGGCAGGGAGTAACGTTGCCGAAGCCAAACGCTCCTTATAACTTTCAGGATCTTCGTTCGGCCATTTCGGGAGATACTTCTTGCCCTGCCGGCGCATTTCCAGCGTGCCGCCCATCAGCGCATCATTAATATCCCATGCCTCAACCATGTCGTTATAGTCGAGGTTGGGCGTTGAAATATCAGGCATGGTTTTACATCCGCAGTTGGGTGACTTTTCCAGTCGGTTTAATGATCGGGAATTGCTTCACAATGAAATATCCACCAGCATCGTTGGGATGATCGTTATCCGCCGTTTTATCCGGCTCACCGTTTTCACCCCAAACCTGTTGCTCAAGCGACTCGGTGTACACCGGGCACCGCTTTACATTCACTTTGTAGCGACGTTCACCGTTACCATTGCAGAACATGGCATTCATCGCGTTGATACGGTCTTTCACTGGCGGGTTTGATGCATTAACAACCACATTGAAGCCGGCCTGCTTAAGCTGAGCGATATCCGTGGCGCTGGCATTGCTGGATTTGCGGGAATCGCCGGAAGCGTCCGGGTAAATATAGATTTCCCGTACCTTGCGAAAATCGTTGCCGTCGTACAGCCAGAACCGTTCTTTGATGATGCGGATCATGTCAGGGGTGTCGTAAGCCTTCACGATTTCATTCACCGCAAACGGAAGCCCCAGACGTAACACATGAACAACCCCGGCCATCTTCCCGACGTTGAAATCCATACCGATATACAGCGGCTCACCGGGTTGCTCTTCTTCCCTGCAGTTATTCAGCTTACGGTCAAACTGATGGTAAATCGTCCCGCTGGTAAGGTTGGTGAACTGGCCACGGAGATAAGCCTTGATCAGCTCCGGCGGGTATGACTCCATCAGCGACGGGATATAGTCCGGCGGCAGATTCTTTTCGTTGTCGAACGTCGAGGCCTGCACCAGGCCGTACAGCGTTGAGAGCGAAGGCTTATCGCGTACAGCCTTTGCGAACTGCTGATAAACGAATTTAAAGCCTTCTGGTGTCGTGGTGACGTCGATCCCGTTACGAAGACCGTCCACGTTGTAACGCATACGGGCAATGATTTTTCGCCAGGCTAACTGCGCCTTTTTGGCGGGCATTACGTCGAGCTCATCAATCAGCGCATTACCGATTTTAAAACCAACGATGGTTTGCGGTTTCTCCATTGAGCGGCAGATCGTCGTTCCTCGGTACTGGCGCCCGGCGTAGAAGTGAACCTCTTTGTTTCCCTCGTTGATTTTGACATTCAGCCCCCAGTCGTGGGCCACCTCCTCAACAGTGGGATAAAAGATGTCACGGATCTGCGGATACGTTGGCGCAAAGTAACCCTGGTTGATTTTGGGGTGTTCCCACATCCCTTTGCAGATACCACCACAACCGACCCACGTCTTACCGGAACCGAAGCCGGCGACATAGGCCTTAAATTTGTACTGCATCGCAAGAAATTTGGCCTGAGGGATGTTAAGCGTCGGTGCTATCGCCATCCTCTTCCCTCACTCGTGCATCGACTACGTTGATATTGATTGCAACTGGCGTTGGTTCGTCATCCTCCGGATCAGCAGCCAGCTCTTTGCGTAATTTTTCGACCTCCAGCTGCCGGCGCTCGATTTCAATCTGCTGCAGACGTTGGGCGAATTCACTATCAGCCAGGCCGAGACGTTTCATCACCGCCTCGAACATTCGCTCGCGGCTGATAGCGGTTATCTCCACGCCGTTCTTTCCGAGCTTCACGCCGGAATAGGCAAGCGCTGCATCAGGCGCCAGTTTGCGCGTATCGGCGAAGAAAGGCTGGCCTACTCCATCACCATTGCAGCGGGGGCATTCCGGGTTAGGTGCGCTGGTGTGGTCGTAGCCGTATCCGCCATCATCCAAAGGCTCTCGACGTTTACGCTCAAGTGCCTCGAGGCGTTTCTCTTCGTACTCTACGGCATCGCGCCATTGATACTGGTGACCGAAGCCCCAGCAGTAGCGGCAGCTCCCGCGGCGATACTGAGAAAGCTGGTTAGTATCGAAGGTGGCCAGGCGCCACATCTGCTCAAGCACTTCATCAGCACTTCCAAGCGTGCGCACAATGGATGCTTTCTGCTGCTGCGCAATGGCCTGCGCAATACTAACTTTTGCTAACAGCCTTGCTCCCTGCTCATTCGCTGTCTTCTTGCTGTACCCGGCACGGATAGCAGCCTGCGTGGCGTTGTTGTCCTTCAGGTATTCCGCGACAAATAAACGCTGTTGATCGGTGAGGCCATCATCATCCACCAACTCTTCTGCGCACTTTTCCTTTTGCGCAGTGCGCAATTTCTTCTGCGCAGGTTTTTGTGCAGTTTGCGCAGTGGGTTTCTTGATATATCGGCGGGCAGTAGCGTAATTGAGTCCCTGCGCTTCACACCAATCCTTTGGTGATACGCCGGTTGCGGCATGATCGGACAGGAACCGTTGCTGAAGCTCGCCCCAGTCCGGTTTTGCCATGGATTACTCCGTATTCTTTCGCACTGGTCCCGCCTTCACTTTCTGGCCGATGCCATACTTCGCGATGAATGCGGAAATCTTTTCGTAATCAGGCTCGCGCTGGAACATCAGACAGAATAAAGTCAGTGTCTTGACGTAGAACGGTAGCCACCAGCGGCTTTTTACTTCTAATGAAATCGTGCATACCGGCATAGGCTCCCCCTATTCGATAACCATTAAAAAAGCCACCCGCAGGTGGCATTTGTGATGATTACTCAGCGGCGGTATCAAAAAGCGCCAGAGCTTCGGTCGCCTCTTGAACCGCTTTGATGGTTCTTGCAACCACTTCCGATTCAGTTGTCACGCGGCTGTACTGCTGGATGAAGAGCTGATATTTGAGCTGGCTATCCTGGACGAACGCAATCGCCTCTTTTGCAGCTGCTGTGTCGTAGTTCAGGGTGGAAAACAGATTCAGTCGGATCTGTTCTGCTGGTGTGATCTCTGCCATGTCTTACCTCTGTGCGATGTGGGGAGCATTATCGAAGCCACTCGGCGAATGGCTCCTGTAATATCCTCACGTGGGGATGAAGGCTGGTTTATCCCTTAGTGGGGTTAACAGTCAGCATCTAGCCGGGCAACTGCGCGGCATGCCCACATACAGGCTTCCTGCATTTTGGTGCGCGCGAGTGCCAGGCTGCGCATAGCTTCATCAATCTCCCATGCCTGCTCAGCGCTTAACATTGCCGGTCCATTGCGGACAGCCAACAATTCACCTCGCTCTGTATCGAGCAGACTGCAAAAATGCCGGCTGACACCTTTGAGGCGGTTCATCCGCTCAATGTCGCCATCGGTTAATGTGCGGTAGCCTTTTACAGTGCTGCCATCCTGCGGTTTTGCTTCACTCATTTCGTAGCCTTTTCGGTTGATTGTGGGCAATTGGCCAGCACAGATTTGTTGTGTGCCAGAATGTCTCGCTTGGTCTGACGGTCCAGCACGTCGATATCATGGTCAGTAAGGTAGATGATCCGTACCCAGCTGCAGGCCGTATCAACGACTACCGGGGCGGGTAAACTTTTCGCGCAGCTCCCGATCAACATCGTCATCAGGCATATGGCTAACGGTTTGCTGTACATCACTGGCCCCTTTCGTGACTTCGGCACGGCGTTCTGCCGCGGCGACGGTGGCGGCGGCATTCTCTGCAGTACGCTGCTGCTCGGCCTTTGATTCAGCTTTACTGGTCCCGCGAGCGTGACCTAACCCAAACGCGCCAGCGATTAAGCCAAGCAGAACGACTACCAGCCCGCTGATAAATTCAAGGCTCATTACGCCTCCTGCTGCTCATCGGCTTTTTCTTTCAGCTTTGGCTGTCTGACGTATTGAGAGAGGATGGCGAGCACTACAAGAGCCGGGCTAATCATCGCCACAACGTTAGGCGGCAGAATACCTTTGATATCCGGCGGCAGCATAGCCCAGGCATTAAGAGCAGCATCCGGGAATGATTGAGCCCATACACCGACCAACGCGCCGGCAGCGCCCAGGCGGACAGACCATGTTTTAAGCAGCAATCGGGCATGCCCAACGAACTCCAGCCGGGTATATTTGCGCAGTAACAACAGAACGAGCACTGCCACCAGCGCCAGCAGAGCGAAAATAATCATCTTCATAGGCTCACCCGCTCCTTAACCCAGCCGTAGAGAAAATCCTCGTTGGCTTCGCGGCCCTCCGCCAGTTCGAGGTATCTGGCGCCCTGGCTGCAGTTCAGTGCTCTCAGCAGCACCTGCTCGCCCTCTTTCCCGCGGGCTGAAAGATACCCCTTCAGAGCGGTGATAGTTCTGGGTCCAATCGCGCCATCCGGGATAAGGTCGGGATAAAGCTTCCCGCGCATATTCATTGCCGTCAGCCAGCGCTGAAAGAACTTACTGGCGACGCTGGGCCCCATGTTCACGCCAGTGTCGCAAAGCTCATCCGCCAGTAACGTAGATAGAGCTGCCACCTGGTCAAACCGGGGGCCGGTCCAGTAATCGCTCAGCAGGATTTGCTTTGCTGTTTCCCTGGGCAGGTTCCGCATATCACCGGTGTAGCCATGTGCACGCGCGGTGGTCTGCGTGATGCCCCAGCGGGTCGGCCCGCCTTTATCCGACGGATGATCGACATAACCACCCTCCTTGCCGAGGATCCCCTCGATAATCTGATCTGCTGTCATTGTGCTTTCACTCCGGTAATGCGTTCCCAGAAATACGTGAGCGCTACGGAACCCATCGCGCCGCTTATCCCCGCGGTTGCCAGAATCATGTAAATGCTCAGTCCGCTTTCAATGCTCACCAGGCCAGCAATAACGCCGGTAAACCCTGAAACCACCATTTGGGCAAGAGCATTGATCAAGCTCCATGTTGCCTTGCTCTGCTTCACATCTATCAGGTAGCGGACAAGTCCACCCCAGCAAGCAATGATCAGCAGAACCAGCCAGGACATCCCGGCAATGCTCTCTTTGTCTTGCATACGCTTAGCCATAGTTACCGCCTCCGATGAAAGATCGGGAAGCTGTGTGTGAGAAGGTCAGGGCCGTCGGGCTGATTTACCAACAAAGCGTCGAGGGTGATTCCCGTGAGCCTGAAATGAAAAAGGCCCGCCGAAGCGAGCCCAAAACGCAGAAAGCCCCGGCATTTGCCGAGGCTTTAAATTTTTTCTTCAACGGTGAACATACAATGCCCATCGTTAGGACAAATTAACACGAATTCGGGAAAAGTAAATATCTCACCGCGTTATTTGTTTGAGTTGGGCCTCTGCCCACGCCTCCTCTATATCGAATTTAGTGATCAGCACGTCAAAGAACGGTTTAACCGACTTTTTCCAGGTGTCCAGAGTGATGGCGTCCGTTATCTGGCAAATGGCCCTATGTACAGCAGTGGAGAGGATTCGCTCATACCCGCGACCGCCACAACGTTTACAGTTACCCATCACAGGCACTCCCTGCTTCTCCGTCTCATCCTGGTTCACTACCTTCCCCCGACCGTGGCAGTCGTTACAGGCGGCGCTTACAGTCCCTTTTCCCTTGCACTTTTGGCAAAGCACCCGGACCTGCTCACGGACCGACTTCACCTCCTCCCAGTATGATGGATAGATCCCCTTTGTAACTTTGACCCACTTCGGCGGTTTGCCGTCCGGATACGTTACTTTGTTGGTGAACGCCACTGCGTCGATGAATCCAGACCCATTGCAGCAGTCGCATGTTTTTTTACTGGAAGCACTACGGGAGTAATCCTCAAAGGCGTACTCTGCGAGGATCCGTATAACCCGGGGTTTTACGCTTGGCGAGAGCTTTCGCAACGCAGCAACCTTATCGCATTTTGTCAGCGCGTACTCAGCCAATAGTCCAATAGCCCGATCCCGGTCATTGTTGCTTATGCCCATCTTGCCCAGGAAAGCGCTATACCCCATAGCGGCACGTTCCTGGGTCATGCCCATTGCTGCCATGATGTCGGTGCCGGTCAGTGAATCAGAGGCGGTAGCACGCGGAGAATCGCTAATCAGCGTGGATTTTGCGAAGTGGTATTTCACTGTGTTTTCAAGATTCACGCTGCGGCCCTCTTTGGCTGTTTTGGTTTGGTCTGGTTCAGGTTTGTGCTTTGCTACTGGCGGCATACTGGCGCGCTTAACGCTCTCGGTTTGGTACTGCATGAAGTGATCGAGGGTCATAGAGATTCCCCAATGATGATCTGCCCTTTCTCGCCCCATATTTTGGTGATGCGGCAATCCCAGACGTGTGAATCATCCTCATAGAGGGCGTCCATTAGGGCTTTCAGCATATTGTCGCAGTCGGGCTTTGACTGATGTGGACGTCCTGCGTATTGCGCTCTCTTTTTCTGACTCCAGCTTTGCGGCATAGGCATGACGAACGTGACTTGAGCGCCGGAGTCTGGCAGGTGAATTTTGCGCAGACGAGCTTCATCACAGAACGCCCGGTAACGTATTACTTCCGGACGCAGCTTCCACTTATCAGCTCTGGTCATCCTGGGTTTGCCGATGGGCGTGATATCGTAGATTTTCATGATTTGATGAGTCCCTCTTTCCGCCAGATTTCCAGGGTGCGCATTACCCCCTCTGCGTGCATCAGGCGCAATTCGTCGTAGGTGAAATCGGTGGTTTTGGTTCTGCCGTCGATTACGTCATGGCACCCGTTGCAGGCGATCGCCGCCTGAGTATCGTCAGGCTTGCATCCTGTGCCGCACGTACCCGCCAGGCGGTAATGCGCCAACACGCTGGTTTCCGGGTTGCCGTTGCAGTAACCAGGGATCCGCACTGTACATTCGCGACCTCGGGCCGCTTTACGAAGGTTCGCCATACTCACCCCCACATCCTGTTGCGCCAGCGAGAGTCTGGCCGCGGCGGTTTTTTGTCCTCCACCAGCTGCGCGCTGACGGTCCATGTCATAAAGTCAGGGTTTAAGCTTCGTTCGACCTTTACGCCCCGCTGACGATATCTCGCTACCAATTCGTCGGCCTGCTGCGTTGTGCATTCGAGATGGTGAAACCATGAGTGTTTCATCGGCATCACCCCGCGAAGCTTAAAAGCTGGTTGGCGGCGTTCTCAGCTTCCTGCAGGCTGTTGAATGAACGAGAGAGGATCCACCGCCAGAGAACATCCAGCGATGCTTTGTACAGTTCCTGGAACTCGCATTCGTCCATGCTTGCGAAAGAAATGCTGCGAGGGTGTTTTTTCAGCGTGCCGTCCGGCAGCTGTATGGCGTCATAATGGCCGGCTTCAACGATGACCCACGCCCGGTAAGCATCGAAGGATTTGCAAATACTGATATAGCCGGATCGCTTCTCAGCTATCCGGTCGAGATATTGCCCGGCGGCATCAAGCAACGCCGATTCACTCCCGCCATATGCAGCAAGGTATTTGGCGTAACCTGTGATAAGCCTGCGCTCGTTAGACGAAATCGCCCCGCCGGTAGGTTCCCAATATTCAAAGCCGAGATTGAGTAAAGCAAAGTAACGGCGGTGAAACGCCGGATTGCGGACAAGCTTATAATCGGCTTCCAGAACGGATCCGAGCTTGCATTTTGATTGCAGAAAATCACTGGTCTCCGGCGTCGCGGGGATCAGGATACCTTGAGATTGTTTTATTAAGTGCAATTGCGCCATGGCTTCTCTCCGTGGCGCAGTAGGTAACGGTTGTTCAGGCCGTTGATTTCATATTATCAGAAGGTGGGAGAACTCGGTAGCCAAGTCGTTCCGCAAATTTCATAAATCCGTTTAGAGTAAAAATTTCTTCTTCAGGCAATAAAGGTCGCATTGAAATTATGCCATTAACCCTGTAAATCAGATGCCTTCCTTCGGCCGGGAAGCTACAAATAATGGCGCCATCTGATCTCCTGACAACATCGTACCAGGAATGATTAGTAGGAACCTCAATACCATCACTCACACTACCCCCTGAGCGACATACAGACGCAAAAAAAAGTCCGGTGACAGCATCAAAGGGACACGCTTATTGCGATGCTTTGGGAAATGCTAGCCACCAAAAGGTGAATCAGTAAAACCAGTCGTCCGCGCTTTCCCACGTCTCTTGCAGAATTTGCTCAACGCGTTTTTTATCGCCATCAGCGCCGCCCAAAACGCTAAGGCCATCGTTGCTTGTGCGTCGAATGGTTAATTTGCAGTCATCATAAGACTGGGACAAGCGGCGCAGCAATTCTTGCTCAAGCGCAGGTATGGCGCCATCAGGGAGTTTTTTATGTTTATCAATTGTGACTTCAACTTTCATGGTTAGCACCTCACATAAGCACTGTATAAATAAACAGTATACCTGAAGAGATAAATGGTCAAGACATTAAAGGCACTTTTTGCGAACTCCATGCTCATGTTTAGATTGATGTTTTTCCATAATAAAAAACCCGCCGAAGCGGGTTTTATCATGTTGCAATGTCTTTTTTCAGGCACATCTCCGGTAAATTAGCCCTCACCAGCGCCTCAGCAAAAGGCGGAGGAACCGCATTACCACAACGCGCAACCTGCTTGTCTTTAGCGCACTTCACACTGCAGAAATACATGTCAATTATGTACCGCTGGGAGAACCCCGATCCGCGTAGATTTTCAGTTTAATCAACTATAAAAAAGCCCTCTCCGCAGAGAAGGCTTTTCATTTTTTTGCCCGGAAAACGGATTGGATAACGCAGTAAACAAGACCACAGATATGAGGCATTGAGCATCCCGCGAAAATCGTCAGGGCTTCATCAGATAGTCCAAGAAGCCCAAGCCCCACGCAGACAAATACTGCATTTACTACAACAACCTGAACAATCATCACGATCAGAAGGGTTATTGCATACAAATCTTTAATCCGGATGTTTTTTACTTTGTGCGCCATGTGTCCCCACTTGGCGCCGGGGTAAAGTTGTCAGTTGTCCAGACTGACCAGATAATTATCGCCCGTTACGGGGATAAAAGCAAAATGAGCATATACGAGAAAACCCCTCCGGAGAGGGGTTTGATTTCAACTGAAGGCTTTGCGTTCTGCGGGGGTTACCGTTAAGCAGCCTCACGTGCCTGACACATCTCTGCTCACCAGAGCCTCAGCATGCCGCGGAGTTACCCACATGGTAGATATTTGACGACAAAAGCCCTTTTTAAGGTTTTACCAGACTAAATTTTATTGTATCCCGATATACCCCTGGATGGCCTAGCATAAACTTACACTTTTTAATAGCAACCTCAGCTTCCCTGAAGAAAACCTCATCGCCCGTTATGTCTACTGAGTACACATCGCCTTTATCATTAACCCACGCCGCATAATCGACACTCCCTTCAATTCTCAATGCCTGAGCCTTGACTGGCATCACTGGCGCAGGACAGCTTATGCGAACAGGTACTATTTCTTCTTTTTTTTCAATAGCAAGCGCCACGTTTGATACAAGGACAGCACAAACCAGAAGCAATGTTTTTTTCATAAACGATACCAATTGTTGTTTTCCTTGCGTCCAAAGTTCACTAATGTGCATTTTACACGTAAAGCCGGAGGGAGAGGCTCCACTTCGACACAAGCCCCCTCTGGTGTGGAGGGGATTATATAGCATCAAGTAGATGGGTGCGCGGCTTTGCGTTCTGCGGGGGATTTAGGCATCGCCAACTTCCTCAAGAATCTTTGAAGCATCGATTTTACTAAGGCGATTAACTATGGCTTCCATCTCCCTGCGCATGATTTTTTGAAGCACCCTATCTCTTCTGAAATGGCAAGGTTGTGGCCTGTGCTTACGCTTTTCACGAAACGGAAGAGATGATGATTGCCAGTATCGCTTTCTGAGCGACCCAGACTGCACCATGTCAGACCTGACGATTTCGCCTACCGTACTAGCCCTCGGCATCACCTCACCTCCTGCGGCCCGGCCGGCAGCGGCATCCAGTGGGTTACGGTGACAGGAATGACGTTATCAATTGGCTCTTCACTTCCGCTCCATGAAACATCCTGCAGCCATAACTGGCCGTTGAAAGTTGCATGAATTGGCTCATCTTTTACCGGAAAGCATAAGACCTTCACGCCAACTTCCGGCATCCGCTCACTTACCGGAATCCATCCTGAAACTAGCGGAGCTGGCTGCGCGTGGCGATAGAGCTTAGTGCCAGGCTCAAAGGACTGGATAAGGCGGCGATAAGAAAGCGCATCCCCTCCATCATCGCCAACAACAATCACCGGCTCGCTGTCCGCTACCGGCTGCGCTGGCGGCATATCTGGACCTTTGCGAATAGCTTTTGCCAGCTCGATAGGGTCATCGTAAAGCCAGTCTCCGGTATCAGGGTGGTTGGCCTCTGCTAGTCGAGCGGCCCACTCAAGACCGTCTTTGTGTCCCTGTAGGTAATCGAGAGGCATCTCAACCGGCTCGCTGTCCATTGCGGCCAGCCTGAATGCAGCCAACTCCCTGACGATTAGATTACCAAAATCAATTCCCGCAACAGCCTCGCCGCTAATGATTCTCTGAAGCAGATCTCTGTTGTCGATGCTAAATTTGCTGGTCATTGGTTGGCTCCCCTTCCAAGTTCTGCGCAAATAAATCCTGCTATAATCGCGCCGCAGTGCCCGGCAATAAGCGCCCAAACAGGAACGTCAATCTTTGCCGCTACCATGCTTATCGGCGTAGCTCCCAAGCCGATGAATGCAATAGTGAGATAAATTTTCCAACGTTCCGCCATCATTCAGCCTCCACCTTGATGCCAGCGGCATGAGCAGCCAGGCATTTATTGAACCCGTCGTTGTTATTATCCAGCCCAAGATTCCAGCCAGCGGTTAGGCCAGCCCTGTAGGCACTTTCCTGCAGTTTTCCAGCGGTGACGGTGCGGGACTCCAGCTCGTCGATGCGCTGCTGCGCCTTCTCCAGCGCCTCTACCAGCGCGAGGACGTTGGCAGGGTTAGCCAGGGCGATGAACATAGCATCATGCGGGCGCTCTTTGCTGATGTGCTCACACACCATAATTTCATCGTGATGGCCTCCGCCAATACCACAACGACCGTCGTGGTATTGGAATGCTCTCCAGTTCCCCTGAGTGGCCTTCTCTGCCGCCGCTTTCAGGCTCTGCGCCAGTTCGGTGATATCAGTCATGGCTGGCCTCCCCAAGCACCCAACGAAGTGCGCTTGCATACTCACCCTCGGCTGATTCCAGGGCTTTTGTGATTTCTTTGCGGGTTTTCAGGCGAGGCTTTGCATCACCGAGAATCTGGCGCTGCCGACGGGCTTTTTCGTGGCCGGTGGTACCAGCTGTCGCCGCTTCGATTTCAGAGACCTTCTCCCGCTGCTCTTCTGGTTTAAGCGATGCCAGCTGACGCGCCTGGGTAACGGTGACCGTTCCGGACTCCACTGCATCGCGAACAGCCTGGGTGGCATCCAGCAGTGACAGAGTTGCGCGTACGGTTTGGACACTCACGCCAAACATCAGCGCTAAATCGTCCTCATCGTGCCCGCGTTCCAGCGCATCAGCCATTTTCTTTGCTCGGCCCAGTGGCGTATCTGCCTGGCGGATTTCGTTAGCACTTACCATCGCCTGCGCCATGCGAACGGCGGAGCCACGCTTAGCGACTGCTGGAACCAGTAACGGTTCTTTTCCCTCTTTCAACAGTCGCTTGTTGGCTTCCAGTGTATGGCGCACACGCTGGCGACCATCGACCACACAAGACAGCCCTGTTTCCGGGTCTTTCCAGACGATAATCGGCTCAAGAACGCCCTGATCCATGATGTTCAGCACCATTGCCTCGCTGATAGGCAGGTGGATACGCTCATCGTAAAGCGGGTGCGTTTTGTCGGTGACCAGGTGCAGGTTTTCAGGCTCGAAATTGAGCACGTTTGTTTTGCCGCTGGCACCGTATACATCGATTGAATTCTTAGCCATGAATAGCCTCCTGAACATCTAAAACTCGCTGAAAAACAGGACTGCCAAGCAGGCTGTAATTCATCCCAACAGCAACTTTCGGCACCAGGCCAAAACGCTTCATGTCAAAGTCGATGACAGCCCGATGATCGCGGAACAGCCCCAAACGACCATGCCGGACAACCTCGCCAGTCGCTTCTGCTTCGGAAAAATACCGCTGGACAGTAGCGCGGCTCAGCCCCAGTTTTTTCATTGCCTCGGTGGTCGTAAGGCGCCCCTGATGCCTGGTGATCCGAATCACTGCGCGGACATACTCCCGGCGCTCAACAGCAGAAAATGCTCTAGCCATGTTTTCCTCACTTAACGACGCGCAGATGGCGGACGTTTTTGCGATAACTATCCCAGTCGAAGTTCACCCACATGCCGCCGTCCATCTGGAGACGGTCGAGAATGCGTGCGCCGAGGGTGTCCGTCAGAGATTCGTAGTTCAGGTTCGTCAGGATGCCGACCGGGCGCATCGACGACAGGCGGCGATCGATAACCTGGTTCAGAATGACCTTTTCGCCGCTGCTGCCGCGCTGAATGCCTACTTCGTCCAGGATGAGCAGATCTACCCGGCAAAGGTCGTCCAGAAGCGAAGCCTCTGACTGCCCGTCGTCGTAGCACTCGCGAACACGTAGCATCAGGTCAGGAATAGTCACCACCAGCACAGAGCGACCACCAGCCAGCAGGTGATTTCCGATTGCGGCCGCCAGATGGTTTTTCCCGGTTCCCGGCGCTCCGCTGAATACGAAACTGGCGAACCCTGAACCGAAGTTCTGTGCGTAACTTTTCGCCATCGTGAGCGCCCGGCGCTGGCCATCTCCTGCCACCTGGTAATTTGCGAACGTGCAGCTCCGATGCAGATCTTGAATTCCCGCTCGTCCGAATATTTTTTCAGCACGGGTACGCTGGTTTTGTTTTTCCAGTTCTTCGCAGCGTTTGCGCCCTTCCTCGGCCTGCCAGGTTCTCCACTCCTCTACACTGCCAAACTTAGGCTCTACACCCGGAGGGATGAGTTTTTTCAGCCGCTCCAGCGCACTACCAGTACCAATCATATTTTTCATCACTACCCCCTGAACCCACTCGGAATTAATTTATCTGGCTGGGATATTGAGTTCGGATCCCGTTTACCGGTTGGTACTTCGAAGCTCCACAACTCCTCGTAGTGCTTTGAGGGACCGAAAAACGTTGACGCTTGTTTCACGTACTCAGTGTTGAGTTTTCCGGCAGCAGTGACGTAATCCGCATATCGTCGAACACCATCGGTAAGCTCCTGCGCTGTTGCGCCTGATTTAATTCGGGCAGTCCAGGCTTTGAACGCATCGACCTTGCTATTGCCTCCTGCGCGCTTTGGGTATTCCCTCCAGGCCAGTTCAAATTCCTCCGGGTAACTGCTTTTCGGCTTTTCAGATGGAGCTTCATCGGAGGATCCACCATCTGGGGGGGTGGCGGAGCCATGCCCCGAAAGATCTTTATCTTGTTCTTGTTCCTGTTCCTGTTCCTGATCTTGGCTTCGAAGCCCCTTCGAAGCCCCTTCTGGCGTTGGGCACGATTCGCGTTTGACATTCAGATGAAAATCATCCTTATAACGCTCGTAAAATAATGAAAGAAAAGGATTTTCTGTAAGTGACGCATACTCACTCCTGACCCCCGCACAACGGTTGTCACCTGGCTTTAATGCCTTGCCTACCTGGTAGGCGGCCATTTCATGCACCCAGACCATCTCTGTGTCCTCGTCATAGCTACAAAACCCCGCTTCGATGGTGCTTTTAAGCCCCTTCGAAGCCCCTTCTAAGCCGAGCCCTGTTTCATGGGCGATATAGAGAATTGGCAGGTAATACAAACCGAGCATGTTTGCGTGTGGCGAGGTCATGAGATAAAACGAGACCACCTGCGCTTCAGCGCCTTTTTTCCGCAGTTCGCGACCTGTTTTTCCTAGCCAGAATTGCGGTGCGACTGTTGCATAGTCACGCATAGATACTCCTGAACTTATGACGTTGGCTTATCGGTCTTTTCGGCGCATTTAAAAACAATTTCGACGCACAAAAAGACACATTTCTGACAGATAGAGACGCCGGGGCCGGCTATTAGAACGCCCGAAACCTCGATGTTGGTCACCCCGCAGAAAGAACACTTGTGAGTTGGCTGGATGTTTACCTGAGCACTGGTTCCTGACATACTTACCTCGCAATTACCTCTTCGTTTTTGCACCTGAAAGCCGTTGGTGTTGCTGCACCGCGGCTTTCGCCTTTCAGAACAACCCAGCCTGGTCGCCGCCCTTTCGCACTTTGCGCTTTGCTTCCCGGCGTTCAGCTGCGCTGGTCTGCTTCTCTGCCCATAACTTTGCGTGGCGCATAACATCGTCAAACATTCCCCCTTTTCGGCTTGCCTGTGACATCCGCTTGTACATATCGACCGCCTAGTATGCCCCCCCCCTGAGCCACTGCTTGCGTGAAGCCCTGGCGAAGAAGTTCCTCGCGGACGTTCTTTTCAATAAATTCGATGTGATTCATTGATACCCCGCTTACATCACGCCGAGCATTGAGCTAACGAGCGTCATCAGTGCTCCTGTCTGCTCAGGCATTAGCCTGAAAAGCGACGCTATTCCCTCGCTCACCTCCTTCAGTTTCTGGTGCTCTGGCGCGTTCAGCATCACCGCCTGCTTTGCTTCAGCGCACTCCTTGATAGCCTCGGCGATCATCTCTTCCTTGGTCTTCCCCTTCAGCAGGCCAAATTCCCGGGCCACTTTCTCGTTGTCGCGAGACATCACATCGATAATCACTGGGAGCAGAGCTGTCAGATTTGCGTCGTTCTTCGGGCCCGGCGTGTTAATCATTCTGAAAAAGTTCTGCTTAACGTTGTGCTTCGATCCCACTAGAAGCAGCCCACGTCCACCGCGCGCAATCCACTCCCGCGCGACCAACTGCGATATGTGATCCTGGGCAGCTCCGGGGGTGGCTTTGTTCCATGCGCGGACGGCTTCCCTGATATGAGTCAGCATATTGTTGTTGCGCGGGACATTTTGATAATTCGGAATCAGCGATCCCTGCTGAAATCCGGTAGTCTGTTGCAATGAAATGGAATGCATAGCTATTGCCCCCGGTCCTGCGGCAAGCCGTCAGTTGGATTCGGGTAGAGGTCCGGGCGAAGCTCATGCGGCGTAACGCCGGTGATGTTGAATATCGGCAATACCCGGTCGTGAGGAACAACGCCTTTGTAGCGGTTCTTCCAGCGACTTACCGACATGGGTTTGATGCCCAGCAGGGTTGCCAGATTGCTAGCTGTGCCTGCTTTTTTGATGGCCTTTTCTAATCCGTTCATAGTCGTCTCCGGTGAGTACACACACCAATTAAGCCTAAGACTTAATAATAAATCAAGCCTTGGGCTAATTTAAATTTATAAGCAAAAGGCTTACTCTTCTGATATGACTGAGAAAAAATTACTTAACCCGATTCTCGTAGAGCGCCTAACAGAACTAACTCGCCGCGGGATGACAAAATCTGATATGGCCAGGGTTGCGGGAATTACGCCGCAGTCCGTGAACGGCTGGTTCAAGAAAGGCGCGATGAGTAAGGAATCTGCACTTGCGGTCGCAGATGCCGCCGGGGTGTCAGTGCCTTGGTTACTGGGAGAAGAGGTTAATGAAGGGAGTGGGCTAAAGGCCGACGAACAACGTCTGCTCGAACTCTATCGACAATTGCCCGAAGAAGAGCAGCAGAACATGCTGCGGATCGTATCTCTGCGCCTGAAGGAGCTCGACGAGCTGTACGCCAAGTACATGGGGCGCAGGATTAAGGGTGATGGCGAATAAGTAAGATGTTATCGCCGGTTAATCGCGTAACCGCCAGATTCCATAGAGGATTACGGAGAGGTTTGTAACTGAAACCACCAAAGCAATCGTGGCATAAATATCTGAACCTGACATAGGGATATCTCCATGAGCTACAGTGACATTGTTGCAACTATTGCAATGATTGTATCTATCACAGCAGTTCCTGCAAGTGGTTACTTTAGCTATCATTTCGCCATAAAGGGAGAAAAAAGAAAGGAATTCAATGCAATAAGTGATGTTATAAGACAAAAATTACGAGAGCAATTGCGACTTGTTAAGAATGGAGTATTTCCCGGTGGCGGAAATGTATCAATATCACAGCGAGAGATTGATACGTTCATTGATATCAGCATCACCAAAAACAAGAAACACCTTTCGGACCTCTGGAGTGAATATCAGCGCTCCCTGCAAAACAGTATTGATGACAGTGACCCGTTGAAAGATCCTGACTTTCATAGCCCTTCAATTATTCAATCAGCGATTGAAAAAATATTGCCGTATTGTCAGCGTCAGTAGCCCGGCCCCGTGCCGGGTTTTTATTGCCCTACTCTTTTGGTAGCGACAGAACGTCAATAGCCAACTCCACAGCCAGATCGGCCCGGTCTTCCTGCCACAACACCTGAATCATCTCTATCAGCGCCTCTCTTGACGGTTCCTGCCTCTCAACCAGTAGCTGCATAACCGCTATCCCGATAACCCGCGCTATCTGCGGGTGCATCTCCGCGAAAAACTCATCCTCATGCCCCATGCCCACAGCCCTCTTTGGTGATTTTGTGAGCATAACACACTGCCACCCTCATAAAAATTAAGTCACAAACTTAGTACAATATCAGCTCAAGACTTGACACGATTTAAGTCTAAGGCTTAATATCAACTCACACAACAACCCACCAAGGCAGGACGCCCACGAAGTAGCGGCCCGGCGCATATGAAGACCGGGATGAGGTGGAGAGATCAACGCGCAGTAGGTTTAAACGTTCCGCTGGCCACGTAATGGCTGAGGTTGAAATGAGTAAACAAGGCATCAGAGCCCTGGTCATTTCGGCAGTAATTGGGCTCTTCATCTGGATCGCGCTTTTCTGCGCACTGAGGGAGTTATTTCTATGATTGATTTCGCACGCAAACCCGCTCGTCAGCAGGCTGTTCGTTTAAATCCGCTGTCAGCTTTCATCCGCCGGGTGTGCTACATGCTCGCGCAAAAAGGAGACCCTTCATGAGCACGATGTTTGCCCTGGTTCTCACCGTTAGCATGCTGACGGGCGGTAATCAGGATGTCCTGCTCGGCGTTTACGACACTGAGAATGACTGCAAGGCAGCCGCAGAAGAGCAACACGTGAAAGCTGAATGTTATCCGCTGAAAGGTGTACTGGACGAGCATCCGGCCGGGTTCACGGTGCAAATGTAGGGGGAAGAATGCAGAAGAAATGCGGTTACTGCCGTAAAGCAATCGAGGGAAAACCAGTGGTAAGCACCCTGTTGTACCTCCAGGGGAACCAGCTCGCACGGAAAGAAAAAGAGTATTGCTCAGAACGTTGCGCCTCTCACGACCAGATGGCTCACGAGGGCTAACGTAAACCCGCCGAAGCGGGCTGTACGTCCGGTGCCACCGACCAAAGTTACACCGGAAATTACCAAAACCAATGACCACCCTGAATGGGCGCTACCAATGGCCCGGGGGATTCTACATCCAAAATAGAGGCTATCACATGGAATATTTTTATCTGATAAAAGCGACTCAAAAATCGGGTAAAGCTGATGCCGTAATCTGGCGCACTAATAAATCTGAAGCTCGCGCCCTTCTGCAGCTGGACGTCGATCTGGAAGACGCTGGGATCGAAACAGGCCGCGGCAAAGACTATCAAAAACCAATTCGCACCGATTTCCCGGTATTCAATGACCTGCCGGCGGAAGGTGTTCTCGATTACTCATGGTGCGAACGCTACCAGCTCGGCGACGATGGCCGCACCTGGACTCTGAAGCCAGGACAGGCGCCTGCTGATGTTGATCACAGCGATAATGCCGGAGTAACCTCTGAGGCCGTTACTGGCGAGCTGGTTGATGCCAATACTACTGGCGACGCGGTACAAGGTGAGACCGTGGAAACTTTCGGTAGCGATGAATACCAGGACGATTCGAGCGCGCTTTTTAACGTGGCCGAACTCCCCTTTCGCGCGCAGCTGCTGGCGCAGTACATGGCCGAAGAACGTCACGTTTATCATATCAGCATGCCTCACCGGCAGGAGCTGTCAGCTCTTGAAATGGACACTGATAACGCAGCCGTCCAGGATCTGATTCTGGCCGCCGAGAATGTCCCTGAAATAAAAAAATACGATATGCCGGCGCTCTGGAAATTCACCAGCGCCAATAAAAAAGTCTTCCCGGAAGGGAAACGGCATGAGCTCGGTAAGCGTATCCAGTTTGCTAAGCTGTGGTTCGCCACGAACGCGATCGACCGCGGCATTCTCACCAGGGAATGGGCTGCCGGTAACTGCATTTCTTCGGTTTTAAAAACCGATGCAGGTACGAATGCTGGCGGCGGTAATAAAACCGATCGCAACCCTGACTACACCCATACCCTTGATACGCTCGATGTAGAAATAGCCCTGGCCACAATGCCAATGGATTTCGATATCTACAATTTCCCGGCATCAATTCACCGCCGGGCCAAAGAGATCGTTCAGAAGAAAGAAAGTCCGTTCAAGGAATGGTCTGCAGCGCTGCGCAAGGTTGCAGGCATCCTGGATTATTCCCGCGCCGCCATTTTTGCCCTTATTCGTGGCGCCACCAGCGACATTCATCATTTCCCGGTAAGTCTGCAGACCTATATCAATGCGAACCTGACCGAGCATAAGCATGACGTCCCTTCTGCTGAGACGCTTGAAAAAGCCGGTCATGTTTCATCTGCCGCCGTCACTCTGGACGCTGTGAAAAAGGCTATCGATGGAGATGAAGGTGTGCCTGACCTGGAAACTCTCCCAACTGACTTTCAGGTAATTGGCACCGAACTGGTGAAAGAAGCTCAAAAGAAACGACCTGACGCTAATCAGGTTCTGGCCGCCGAACGTGGCGAATATGTCGAAGGTATCAGTGACCCCACGGATCCGAAGTGGATAACCGAAGACCTGACCAAACCCAAACAGCCTGAAGTTTCAAACATGGGCAATGGTGTTTTTTCGATTGATGGTCTGATGGATAGCCAGACATCACCAACACCAGCACTTTCTATCGTGGACCAGGCGCTCCAGCGCGCTGCAGAAGAAAAATTACATCCAGCTAATTCCGGGGAAACCACCAGCGATGTGCAGATGGAAACGGCTCAGCCGGTCGAAGACGAAAATGATAATGCGGTATCAGCAGGCGAAGGCGCTGATGAGCCTCCTGCGCAAACAACTGCCGTGAACATGAGCAAAATACTGGCTGAACGCTGCCCGGATCTTACCGCCGAAGTGCTGAAAAGCCAGGTTTCCGAGAGTGCTCATAGCGATGAAGAGGAAGTGGCTGAACAAGCAGCGCCAGCATGGCCGGAGTATTTCGAGCCTGGTCGATATGAAGGCGTGCCAAATGAGATCTACCACGCCGCTAACGGTATCAGCTCCACGATGGTTAAAGATGCACGGGTATCGCTGATGTATTTCGAGGCGCGCCACGTATCTAAAACCATCCAGAAGGTACGCTCCCCTGTTCTGGATATGGGAAATCTGGTGCATGCACTGGCGCTGCAGCCTGAGCAGCTGGAAACAGAGTTCAGCATCGAGCCGGAAATCCCGGAAGGCGCCTTCACCACGACTGCGACGATCCGCGCGTTTATCGACGAATACAACAACGGGCTTCCGGTTTTGCTCAGCGCAGATGACATCAAGAGATTCCTGGAGGAATACAACGCGACCCTGCCCGCCCAGGTTCCCTTGGGTACATCAGTTGAAGAAACCGGCCAGGGGTATATGTCTTTACCTGCAGAGTTCCAGCGCATAGAAGACGGTCAGAAGCAAACCGCCACCGCTATGAAGGCATGCATCAAGGAATACAACGCGACCCTGCCCGCCCAGGTGAAAACCAGCGGCAGCCGCGATGCCTTACTGGAACAGCTGGCGCTTATTAATCCTGACATGGTTGCTCAGGAAGCACAGAAGGCGCAGCCGCTGAAAGTCTCTGGCACAAAGGCCGATCTGATTCAGGCCGTGAAATCGGTAAAACCGGATGCCGTGTTTGCCGACGAGCTGCTGGATGCATGGCGCGAGAACCCGGAAGGAAAAGTGCTGGTTACCCGCCAGCAGCTGGCTACGGCACTGGCCATTCAGAAAGCACTGTTGAATCACCCGACCGCTGGCAAGTTGTTGACGCACCCGAGCCGTGCCGTCGAGGTGAGCTATTTCGGCATTGATGAGGAAACCGGGCTGGAAGTTCGCGTGCGTCCTGACCTTGAGATAGACATGGGCGGCCTGCGCATCGGTGCGGACCTTAAAACCATTAGCATGTGGAACATCAAGCAGGAAGGCCTACGCACGAAACTGCACCGGGAAATCATCGAGCGCGATTACCACCTGAGCGCGGCTATGTACTGCGAAACCGCAGCCCTTGACCAGTTTTTCTGGATATTCGTCAACAAAGACGAGAACTACCACTGGATCGCCATCATCGAGGCATCCGAAGAACTGCTGGAACTCGGCATGCTGGAATATCGCAAAGCAATGCGTGCCATCGCGAACGGTTTCGACACTGGCGAATGGCCGGCGCCGATTACCGAAGACTACACCGAAGAACTTAACGATTTTGATGTGCGCCGCCTCGAAGCGCTGCGCGTACAGGCATAAGGGGGAAGCACCATGGAAAATAGAAACATAGCGGTAATTGATCAGCAGGCACCCAGCACAATGAATAATGGCTCGTTACTGCTGAATGGCGATGTCATGGATCGCATGATGAAGATTGCTGATGTTATGTCCCAGGGTATTTCTACTGTGCCCAAACATCTTCAGGGTAAGCCATCAGACTGCCTCGCCATTGTCATGCAAGCCGCGCGATGGGGTATGGACCCCTACGTAGTCGGTCAGAAAACACACGTTATAAATGGCACTCTAGGATATGAAGCTCAGTTAGTTAGCGCGGTACTGACTGCCACCGGCGCAATACGGGGGCGATTCCATTATGAGTATCGTGGCGAAAAGGATCTGATGGAGTGCCGTGTTGGCGCAGTCATTAGCGGAGAGAAAGACATTACATGGAATGAATGGCTCTGCGTTTCGGAAGTAACAATCAAAAACTCGCCCCTGTGGAAAAGTAACCCAAAGCAGCAAATTGGCTACTTGCAAGTGAAATACTGGGCTCGTGCCTACACACCATGGGCGATTTTGGGGGTCTACACCCCTGATGAGTTGGAGGAACGCGTTGAGCGCGAAATAAATCCAACCCAGCGAATGACTGTTGATGAGATCACCAGCGAAACAGGCATCCTTGCCACCGCGCAGGAATCAGCAACTAATGTTGACGTAGTTGCAGACGACCTACGCGACCGCATTGATACCGCAAGCTCTGTTGACCAGGCCAAAGCCATTCGTGCAGACATCGAATCACAGAAAGCTCTGCTTGGTACCGCCCTGTATACCGAACTGAAGAATAAGGCGGTGAAGCGCTACTACCTTGTTGATGCAAAGAACAAAGTTGAGGCAGCCATAAATTCACTCCCTAACCCCGGGGATCCGGAAGCAGAAGCATTATTCGCGAAGGCAGAAAGCACCTTGACCTCATCGCGCCGCCACCTCGGTGATGAACTGTATGACCAGTTCCGCATCACCCTGGACGACATGAAACCGGAATACGTGGGCTAAGGGAGGCGGGAGGGTTCGCCCTCCCGGTAACGATATGACGAAAATTTCTGAGCGCGGAATGATTTTTAACGCTGAGATGGTGCGGGCGCTGCTCGACGGCCGGAAGACGCAGACCCGGAGACCTATCAAATGGAAAGAGACTCGGTTCACTGAAATTGGTGAGCGTGAAGACGGCAGCAAATGGCCGTGGAGCGAAGATGCAGAGCATGCTTGCGATTTCTGGCACCCATGTCCGTTTGGTGCTGTCGGCGACCGCATCTGGGTGCGGGAGGCTTTTCGGGTGCATAGCCGGGCTACAGACGTCGCTACCCTGGTATACAAAGCCAGCGAGCGAAATTCATGGACGGAGCAAACCCGCCGTGTACCCGTAGCTGTCTGCAATAAACCGGCAACGCCTGAGAAATGGACTCCTTCGCTGCACATGCCGCGCTGGGCCAGCCGCATTCTGCTGGAAATCACCGACGTGCGCGTGGAACGGCTTAACGCTATCAGCGAAGAGGATGCAGAGGCGGAAGGAATCGACATGGAGGCACTTTATGACTCCCAGGACTGTTACGACTGCATTGCAGACCACAATATGACCGGAAGGCCAACGGTAACAGGCGCATTTAAGTACCTGTGGGAATCCATCTACGGCGAGGAAAGCTGGAAGTCCAACGGTTGGGTTTGGGTCATTTCGTTTAAGCGCGTTGAAGGCGGTGCAGCATGAGTCTTAAACATCAATTACCTGAGCTGGAAGCCAGCATCGACCCGGCAGCATTGCGCTTAGCAGCCGACGAATATTCGGATCTGCTTCTGACATTGTGCTTGTGCATGAAGATGGCCGGCCCCACCCGGGCGAACGTGCGCGCCTGTGCCACCGAGCTTAAAAAACGCCTGACAACTTGGCACAGCCAGAAAGAACTCAATGCAATTCTGTCCAGTTGGGATCCCGTTGGCTATGTTCTCGGCCTCCGCCGGGAAGCGAACGACAACGCGCGCGCAGCTGGCGATCCAGTTGATGTTTTTGTGTGAGGTGGATATGCGACTGATTAACCGAAGCAAACAATCACCGCTGGGCCGCCAGGCGTGCGATGCAGCACTTGCAAAACACGTTGAGCTTTATGGCGATTATGGCCGGCAGAAAATGAAGCGGACCTATACCGTCGTGGTACAGGGCACAAAAATCACAGTTGAGGTGGTTAACCGACGCTGCAGTTACGTGGCTACTGCTATGAATTGCGCACGTAGACTGCGCGCACTGGCTGGGCAAGTTTCCTGATAATGATACGGCCCCGAAAGGGGCCAATGGAGATAATGATGAGCAATGAACTCGAATTGATGAAAACGCGCGATATCTGCGAACAACTCTGCATTACACCGAGAACACTGGATCGCTATCGCAAGCGTAAAAAGAGCGAAAACCCCTTCCCTGATCCAGACTGTTCATATATGGGCGGCCCAAACAAATGGCTGAAAAGCAAAGTAGTCGCCTGGCAGCAAAAAGAGATGGTTAGGAAAACCAGACGGCCAATGTCACATCTGAATCTGCCCCGCGATAACAAAGGTCGCCTTATCCGGCCTGACGCGGCGTGA